GAAAGCTAAAAAACGTTTTTGAATAGTGTTCATAATATAATATATATAGAATTTAATGTTTGGGGAGAGAAAAATATGGATATTTTCCATGAATTTGTCTATATCTCAAGTTTTTAGGATTTTTATAAAAAGCTAATTTACTTTTATAATAATTTTTAACCTTTTTAATGAAATTATAGAAAGAATAGTTGATATTAACCCAAGTTCTACCTCTATAAGAATAAGTTTGTTTACATATGGCGAAATGTAAAGTAACGGGTTGATAATTATTCCAAATATGAGCCATCATTAAATTTTGAGGGAAATTACTATACTCATTCCATAAATCACTAGGGTCATGTAAAGTCCAAATTAAATAGTATTTGGTTTCAAAATAGTTAAGAAAGTGGCATTCATTGGAACTACATCCGTAAATACCTGGGTTCCATCTATCGATAAGGGCTAAAAAGTTAGGCATAGCAATAAGTAATAATATAAATATTTTTTTATATTATATTTTAAATGGAAAATGAAGAAAAAAACGCACCAAATGAAATACCATGGAAAAATGCACCGGTAGTAACAGTATGGAGACCAAAAGCTAAAGGTAAACGGGAAATAAAGAAGTCATGGAGATTTCAAGAGAAAAAACAAGTAGTAGGTGAGCTAGAAACAGAAATTATAACAAAAGAAGCACAGAGTAAAACAATAGTATCCCAACGATTAGCACAAAGGTCGAGAGTAGCAACAGCAATGATTAATCCATATTTAAGAGAAACAAATTATTTAGATGATTTGGAAAAGGAAGATAAATTTTTGAGACCAAAAATAAGTAGTTTCGAAAAGACAAAAAAAGAATAAGGGAAATTAGTATTTAAAAGTTAAAGAAGAAGTAAGTTATAATGTCAACATATCAAACGCAAAATAGTTTATTATTGAATAAGTTATTGGAGTATTATAGGAAAGATAATAATTTAAATAAAATATTAAAAATAATAAATGGAGAATCAACAATATCATTGAGATTAATAGATTGGTTTGCTACAAATTATTCAAAAAAGAATTTTACAGTATATGAATTGAAAAGGTTAGATGGAACACCGTATAGATTTAAAGTTTATATAGATTACAAATTAAAATTGAAAGCATATTCAAAGAAGAGGTTTGATCCATTTTGTAGATGGGATAGGATACAGATACCATACGACGATGAAAGTTATATACAGACAACAATAGGTCAATTAAATTTTTTTAAATGGATATTGGAGAATAAAATATTAGATTACATAGAAAAACATTTTGATGATATAAATAAAGATATGAATAAGAGAAATAGTACAACAAAAAATAGAAAAACAACAGTAAAAACGAAAACAAGAAAAACACGAGAAGAGCTTTCAGTATCTGCATCAAAAAGTATTAAAAAAGAAGAAGTGCAAATAGTGGTTTCTTTCAAATAATAATTTTATATGTATATTTATATATGATATTATTACTTTTAGGATTAATTATAAGTGGAATTCTTGGGTATCTAATTATGAATAAAATTAACATCAAGAAAATAATGTCGCAACACAAAGAGGAAGGAATGAGTGGAAATGCAAGGGCTTTAGAACAGAAAGAATCTAGTTATGTAAAACAGGCAATTGCTTATCAAGGGGCAAAGATGACGGATCCTCAAGGTGTATTAATGACAGGGAAAAAAATGAGTGATTTTATAGATGTAAGTCCAGCGGGATTACCATCGAAAGATACAAGAGATTATTATGGAAAACCAAGAAAATTAATACCAAAACCAAATGAAAAAACTCACAGAACAGAAGGGAGTGATGTAATAAGAAAATGTAAAGCAATTGATGATTGTGCTCAATTAACGGGTAAAGATTGTGGATATTGCGCTTCGTCGGGGATGTATAGTTATGGAAATGCAAAAGGACCTTTAGAAGATGTTTGTAAGCCAGGAATGTGGACGATGGATGCGGCACAATGTAAAGCAACAAAAGATAGAATGTTATGTAATTCGGTAATTTCTTGTGGTGATTTATCGGGTGATACAGCAGAAAAATGTGGATTTTGCCCGACAACAGGTAAAATAATGGCGAAAAAAAGTGCTGGACAGAGATCAACTGGTAAAACAAAATATGTAGCGAAATATGCGGGAGATACTTGTAGTTATAGCGATGGATTATTAACAGCAACTGAATGTAAACAATTTGCAAAAGATCATCCGTGTATAACACCATATCATGCTACAGGACCACATACCGTAGATTGTTTTAGAAAATTATGGAAAAACTCAGGATGCACAGGCAGTAGACCATTAAATAAAACATTCGAACAAGTAAAAGCATCAATACCAAATAAAGGGTATTTGACAGTTGGAAAAGGATTTAAAGATTTATATAAACAAACAATTCAATCTGGTGATATGGCAACAGTAATGGCAGCATATCCATTATGTCATAATAAACAGGCAAAAATAGATCCTTGCGAATCAAAATATCAAAATCCATATGGACCAAAAACAGTGATGGCTAGAGAATTGTGTAAAAAGAAATTATTTAAACAAGTTGGGGGTGCTAAAAAGGGTAAATTATGGTTTGATAATATGCCATTCAAAAAAGAAGGTTTTGAAACTAAAGATTCAGCAATCAGAATGAAAGATGATAAATATATGGCAGAATTAAGGAAAGTAAAACGCGTAGCAGATACAGAAATTGTAGATGTAAAAGATTATCCAGCAAAATTAAAAGCATCTATGCAAATATATGGTGAAAAACCAGATAAACCGGGTGGTGTAAGACCAGGAGATTATATATCATACGATTGGAAAGGAAAACCAGGAAGTAAATTATTTGGATATGTAATGGAGAAAAATGATAAATCGCGAAAATTCAGAATATTATGGGTGATAAGAAAATTAAAAGATGCTAAAAAAGAAGTAAGAACAACAAAAATGACACAAGCAACACAAAAAGCAAGATTTGGATGGCACGGAATCAAAGCAACAGGAGAAGATATGAAACAAATAGGCGATGATTACGGTGATATTCACGGAGGAGAATTAAAAGTATTGAAAAGATGTACTCCAGGAAATACAATGTGTGGAAATTCGTGTAATCAATTGATAACAAGATTATTGGATATGTATCCAAGACCACAAAATTGTGTAGTAAGTAAATGGTCGGGATATGGAGCGTGTAGTAAAGATTGTGGGGGAGGTGAAAAATCTAAAACAAGAAAAATTATATATCCAGCAAAAAGAGGAGGAATGCCTTGTCCTAAATTAAAACATACAATTGGCTGTAATTTTGATCCGTGTGTAAATAAAAATTTCAAGAAAGCAGAGAAAAAGACAGTTAAAGGGAGCGTAGAAGGCGTTAATTACGTTCAAATAACAGGAACAGGATATTTACACGTTCAAGAAGTGGAGGTATATGATGAGAATGGTGTAAATGTAGCAAAAGGACAAAAAACAGAACAAAGTTCAACAGGTTGGTATGGAAAATCAAGAAAAGCCGTAGACGGAAAGAAAACAGCAAGACGATGGTGGGCTAGACCATATGCTAATTCTAATCATACAAAAGGAGGAACAAACCAGTGGTGGAGAGTTAAATTAAAAGGAAATAAATTACATAAAGTTACAAAAATTATTGTATATAATAGACCAGATGGAGCTTATGAAAGAATAAGAGGCAAAGAGGTAATATTATGGCAAGGTCCTCCATACAAATGGAAGAAAGTAGATTCATATAGATTAAAAGTCCAACGTAAAAATGAAATATTGGTAGGAAATAGAGTTACACTGTCTTGTAATTTACCTACAGGTGGAATAGAAAAAATGATAGTTACAAAATCAGGAAATAGACCAAGAAAAGGAACAATGAATGAGGCACAATGTGTAGCATTTGCCAAAAAACACGGTTATTGGATAGGAAGAGGTAGTTGGTCGCATTTATCACACGGTTGTGTGACACACGGAACATATGCTGATACTCATATGTGGTATAATAGAAGAAATACGGCGGGGAAAAACTGTGCGTCATCATCACATTGGTGTGTAAATAAAGGTAAATCTGGTGGAACTTGTGATTCAAAAGAATTTGGTTGGACTGATAAAAAAGGTATAGCTGATTATAAAAAACAATGTAAATCATCGGGAGGAAAACCTAGTAGTAAAAGTTGTTTAAATACTAATTTTGAAAAATCAAAATATTATAAAGATGGTGGTGATTTAGATTGGACTGGATTAAAATGGTTTGGTTGGAATTCAAGAAAATGGCCTATTGATAAATGTGCGAAAAAATGCGACCAAAAACCTGGATGTAATAGATTTTCATTTGGAACAACAAATGCTTATGGTGGATGGGGATTGGGTTGTAGAATATCAACAGGAAGCTATAATAAAGGATTTGCTCCAGTTACAACAGATAGATATAAATCACATGGTTGGAGATGGTGGAATACAAGTAATTTATGGGGAGGTCAGATATATGATAGAAAAAATACAAAACATAAACCAAACAATTACAAAGTATATGAATATGTTGGTGATTTTAGAGATACAGGAAAACGTGATTTACCAAAATACAGATGGAGAACAGCAAGATGGGGCAAGAAAGGAGATGCTTACACGTGTGCTTGGAGATGTAGAAATCATAAATACTTTGGATTACAATGGTGGGGTCAATGCTTCTGCGGAGATAGTTATGGTAAACATTATCAACATACTCGTTCAGGTAAAAATCACGATTATCAACATAGACATAGATGGTGGACTTACTATGGTGGTTGGAGAAATAAAGTATACAGAACACCAAGAGCATCAAGAGATAAATGGAAGACTTGTGCCAAATATGGTGGTGTATGTGAATTACCAGAAGGTGGTAGTGGTAAATATATAATGAGATTTGGTAAAGGAAAACGATGGACACAGTTCCAAGCTAAAAAGAAGAAAGAAAAATGTAGTCCATTTGGAAGATGGGGTGTTGAAAATCCATTGGGTTCCAAAGGGTCTAAATTTATATACAGTGGAAATCGACCACAAGCACAGAAACCAAAAAATGCACAAGAATGTAGCAGACATTTAGCAGCAAGAGGAGCAAGAATGGGATGGAGAGGTTCTTGGAGTAGTATTCCACACGGTTGCTTTACATACAATCACTGGTGGTATAGAGGAAGATGGGGTGGCTGGAATAACAATAAAAGACAAGGTAAGAAATGCGGAACAGGATGGAGAAATAGATGGATATGTATCAATGATAAAAATAAAGGACAGAAAAAAATTGAAGCGGGGGTTTGTCAATACAAAAAATTCTAAAATAATTATTATATTAATTAAAAAATAATAATTATAATATATATTATGAAATACTCAAAACATATTTTAATGGTAGTAATACTTTTAGCATTTTCAATATATGGTTCGACAAATCCAGAAGCATTTACAATAATAGCAGAAACGGGGGGAGTTCCGGATGGTGAAAAAGGTGGATTAAAAAAAATTGGTTCGGCAGATAATGCTAAGATGTGTCAAGACAAATGTATAGCAATGAAAAATTGTAAATATGTAAATAGACCTGCACATTTAAAAGTTGGAGATAGAGGCGATTGTTATATGTCAGCTGATTTCGATCAAGAATTAGCGGGTAGTTTAAATGATGGTAATTCGGGGAAAAAAATGACTACATGGGAAAATAAATTATATGTAAAACCAAAAAGACCAGAACATGTACATTCAGGCGGAGGTTATAGATTTACAAATAGAAAACAGGCAGAAAAATATTGTAAAAGTAAAGGATATAAATTATGTCATAGTAAAGATTTAATAAAAAAGAGAAATGGAGCTGAAAATGTATGTTATTCAGGATGGACTACAGATAAAAGAGGTTGGTGGGTAGGAAGATGGAGAGGATGGGGTTGTGGAGGACATTGGAGAAGATATTGGAATGGATGGAGCCGTTGGGGAAGGTCGGGAGCTCACTGTTGCACTACTTAAATAAATTCTAATATAATATTATAAATGGCAGATCAAGCTTTTGATGTTACTGTAAATGTAATAATGGGAGTGGTATTTATACTTATAATATTATACATGTTATTTTCAATACCGATTCAAAAAGTGTACCAGATTAATTTAAGACAACCTGATGGATTTGAGAATTATAACCAAGCATTTGTATGAAAATAAAATATTATATCTTATAATATTATATATATCAAATGAATATTATTAATATTTTAGCGTTAATTTTATTTGGAATAGGAATTGTATTAATATTAGATACGGACAAATTTAATAATAAGAAGGTAAGATTAAATGTAAAGAAACCAATAAATAACGAAGCTATGACCAACGCTGAAAGGGACAAAAAAGAAGAAGAATTGGCACAAGAACAAGAACAACATTATAAAGCAAGAAATATGAAATCTGTAACACAAGGTGCTTCGAAAGAAAGTAATACTTTAAAATTGGTGGCACCAAAAAAAGCAGGTGGAAAACAAAAATTAGTAGCAGAAGTATCTGTTTCTGATATGTCGGCTAGTCAAATAGCAAAAGAAGTAGAAAAATGTAAAGTTATAGATGAAACTGGTAATTGTGCTAATCTAATAGGAACTCATTGTGGTTATTGTTTGTCGTCAAATAAAATATTATTTGGAGATGCCAGTGGTCCAAAAGTAGATGTATGTAAAAAGAATACACCAGGCAAGACAGATTGGTGGGTTCCACCAGGTCAAAATGCTGGACCATTATGTACTGAAATGAAAGAGCGAGCGATTTGTAGAACAATGAGAGATTGTGGAGATAGAGGGGGTAATAAAAGCATATGCGCGTGGTGTCCTGTAAAAGGAACGGGCATGGTGTATAAAGTAAATCCACAGACAGGAGGTTTAGAACCAAAATATGCCGATAAAGATAAATGCGATTGGCCTTATAAAGGAATAGATACTGTTTGGCGTAATCCAGTATGGCATGGTTGGGATGGTAAAAAATCAGACACTAGAACATATAGAACTGTATATTATCCATCATCAATTCTTCATAAACCAAAAGAAAGTCATGGTTCATATATTACAAGTTTAAGTGATTCATTAAGAGTGGGATTTTCAAAAGTAAAAGCACAAGGTGGTAGATATGCGGTATGGAATTCATCAAAAGGCATGTATGATTATCATCGGGCTGGAAGTTCAAACCGTAAAAATACAAATGCTGTATATAGAGTAGATAATTGGACCGCTGTAAGAGAACAAT